TCACTTAATAGCTATTTTTGTGATCTCTTGTACTAAGTAATCTATAGGTTCATGTGTATAAATATCATCTGTGATATCATTGCAAGAATGTCCCATTATTTTCTTGTGTGCAGCGGTATCAACATGATACATTTTTGCAAGCGTAGAGAATGTATATCTAGTATCATAAGGTTCAATATGGCTTTGTAATTTTAAATCAGTCATGCAATCTCTAAAAGCTGTTTTGTATTGTATATAAGCCGTGTTACCTGTTTCATCTGTAAAAAGATATCTATAATTATATTGAGAAATGAAATATTCTATTATTGGTTTAATATATGGATGAATAGGTATAATACGATTTTTTCCTGCCTCAGTTTTTGCACCACCTATCATGTAATTATCATCAAGATGTATATTCTTTCTTTCCATACTTATTAGTTCTATTGGTCTTGCACCTGTAAAGATATACAATAATATTATTTTCGAATTTTCTGTATCATCCTTAAAGAGCATCTTGATTTCATCAATAGAGAATGGTTTTCTTCTATTACGTGGTTTGGATGTTGCGTTAAATATTACAAATTGCGAGTAATCTTTAATCACATAATCCATTTTTATAGCATATTTGATAACTACTCTGCACACAATTATCATATTCCTTAAAGTACTTTTGCCACAGTTAGGCTTACCCATTCTTATATCAAATACATCTTGTAATTCTTTTGTTTTTATAATGTTTATTGGTAAGCCATGCAAAGAATAAAGACTTTTGAATGCAGCAGACATTGACCTTTTCCAACTATCTGAATTTATCTTTGATAAGCGTTCAAATTCTAATTCCCAAATTTCAGAAAATGTTGGGACATCAGATAAAATTATTTCTTGTTTTGTATTTTGGTTCATTAGAACATTACCTAGTGAAACCATTTTGTCTTTGAATAAACTATTATAAAAATCAATATCTTTCAAATTATTAATCTGCGTGTCTAGAATACCTTTTTTCTGGAATTCAAGCAGAAATTTTGCATATTCTGTTTTGAGGAAATCTGTTTCACCCAAAAATGAAGGGTACATTTCTGTTAGTTCTAATTGATGTTTTAAAAGAGCTATATCAGCTTCCTCAGCTGTTTTAAAAGTGCCTATGGACTTTTTATTGAAAGTTGCTACATAAGGTTTCCTGCGACCTTCTCCAAGGTATGTGATTGATCCTGTGCCTTTAGGGCGCCTTGTTCTTGTTTCTTTTTTCATTGAAAAATACCTCCATTTTATGTATAATGAAGGTACAATAAAAGCAATGATTCGTGGTCATTCGTTTATTGTACCGATAGTGGTACGCCAATACCTACTATCACCCTCGTTCCTACGCCAACAGGAGCGGGGATTTTTTTATTTTTTTTTTTTTAGAAATCGAGCCTTTAATATTTCTGCCTGCACTCAACAACTTTACCAATTATTTTAACTGGGAGTCGTTCAATGTCTTCTGCTGTATAAATCCATGGATCATATTTTGTATTAAAAGGTATGAGCATAATTCCACTATCCATGATTCTGATTTTTTTGACTGTTGCTTCATCACCGTTTACCAATACGATCGCCACATCGCCTGTCTGAGCGGTTTCTTGCTTTCGGACAATTACAACATCACCCTCGTACATACGAGGCTCCATGCTGTCCCCCTTGACCTGTAACGCAAAGTAATCACCAGTACGTGCCATTGATTCAGATATTTCTTCATAATCCAGTATCTCTTCGACCGCTTCAATGGGTATTCCTGCAACGACACGCCCAAGGACTGGTATTCTAACACCTCTAGGATGTGTGATGCTTCTTCCAACTTTTTCTGTTAAATCAGAGATAAAACACCCAAAATATTCGGCGATGGGCTTTATTTTATTTAATTTAGGAACCTCAATTCCATTTAACCAAATTTTCACTTCTGTTGTTGTAACGTTACTAATCTTAGAAATATCTTCTATAGAAACATTATTTAATGACATAAACTTTTTTAAATTGGATGCAAAAATCTTTGCATCTTCATTTTCATCATCTGTCATACCCATTAACCAAGATATAGAACATCCTAACTTTTCTGCAATTTTAAATGCATTATCCATTGGAAGCTTAGATTTAGGGTTTGTTACATATCTCTGAAGAGACGATTTATTGATTCTTGTTAAATCTGACAGCTCTCTATAAGAAAAGCCTTTTTCATCCATTATCTGCTTTATACGAATTGACGTCAATTCTCTTTCAGTTGCCATATATATATACTCCTTTCATAACTTCATTATAACCGTATTGTCCCAGAAATCAACCACCAAATAAAAAAAACAAGAAAAAATGTCCCTAATTAGGGTTGACTCACGGAAATGAAGGTGCTATTATGTTCTTGTCCTCAAAAAGGGACGGGAGGTGATAACATGGACAAATATCTTTTCCTTAGGGAAATGAACAAAGCTGGGTTCGATTCGCAAAAGAAATTCGCAAAACATCTTAAGATTTCTGAAAAAACCTTAAACAATCATCTAAATAATGTCACTAAAGTCAATACTGAGTATGCTGTGAAGTATTGCGAAGCATTGAATATTATTGATTGTGAAATGATAGTGCGAATTTTTTTTACACACGATGTCCCCGAAAAGGGACACAGAGGAGGTTGATGAAATTGTTGAGAGGAGAGTATATGAACGAAACAATGAATGTGACAAATCAGACACCTATTGAGATCGCCTTAGGTATTGATGAGAAAGGCATGACTACTGCCAGAAAGTTGTATGAGTTTTTGGAACTTAATCCTAGTAATTATTCTAAGTGGTTGAAAAGGAATATTACAGAAAATGAATTTGCAGTTATGGGAGAAGATTTTCACTCGTACCAAACGACGAGTGAAGGAAGAGGCAAATTTGCAGATGATTACAAGCTTACAGCCGACTTCGCCAAAAAGCTCTCAATGACAGCAAAGAATGAAAAGGGCGAGGAAGCAAGAAGCTATTTTGTAACTGTTGAAAACAAGGCAAAAGAAACAGCAGTCGGATTACGGAATTTATCACCGGAGCTGAGATTGCTCATTAACATGGAGATTCAGCAGAAAGAACAGCAAAAGCAACTTGCAGATGTTAAGTCAGATTTACAGGGAATCAGAAATGTAGTTGCACTTGATTCTACTTCATGGCGTGATGAAACAGGAAAGATTATCCGCAAAATCGGAAATGAACTTGGTAGTGGTTTAGCATATCAAGAAGTACTAAGAGAAGCCTATCAGCTGTTAGAAAAACGAATGGGAGTGAATCTAAAACAAAGATTGATGAACAAACGTAGACGGATGGCAGATGAGGGTGTATGCAAATCACGCAGAGATAAGTTGAACAATCTTGATATCATCGCAGAGGACAAAAAGCTCATCGAAGGATATGTGGCTATCGTAAAAGAGCTTGCAATCAAATACGGAGTTGCGTAGGAAGGAGTAATCATGATTTATCTAAAAAAGAATATCGGAAATGAAGCAGAAATAAAAGTAAACATTTGCGGCGATGAATTCTATTGTACATGTCCAGATTGTGGGAGAGAAGTGCAGTTAGACAGCGAAACGCTAAAAGAAATAATTTGTGATGATAAATATGATTTCGCAAGTACTTCAGTCTATTGCGAAGACTGCTCTAAGCATCATATTGGAAGTGTAGGCAGTGACTAAAAAAGAAAAACAAGAAATCATGGACTATGTGCTGTCTCATGTAAAAGATACCGTCTTTCCTATTATACAGGAATGTCTTGGTACAGAGGTTATCGCAATATACGAATCTCCTGATTATGTCACTGTTGATGAAGTTGTAAAACGATTAGGCGTGAAAGAATCTACAGCCTATGCGATCCTGCAAGAAATGAATGCTGAATTGAAGGAACGTGGTTTCGTGACACGGGCAGGTAGAGTACCAAGAGCGTATTTTGACGAAAAGTGTTATTTCAAGCCACAAAAAATGTCGCACCCCACTACCAATGACGATGCGACAAAACATTAAACGACTCGAATAACAAGTCAATCTTATTATAGAGCGGAGAAAGGAGAAAAGCAATGGTTTATTTGGTAATTTCCATCATTGCTTTAACGATATCCATGATTTGTTATATAAGGGTGCGTGCTTTAAACAATGAGGTTGAAAGCTTGGAGCGAAGAACCTATGGGAACCTTAAATTCAATAGTTTCTATTTACAGCCAACAAGAGAACAATTAGAAAAAGCTGAAAGATATGAAAAGATCCTCAAAGAATATAAATCTATTTTTGAGGATAAGGGATAGTGACAGAGTACTGTTTGAAATTTTTACGCTTCCTGTTACGGTCTATTGAATTTGGGATTAGAGTTTCTTTGGTTATTTTAAAACTTATTGTTATTGATGATGTTTTAAGATTCGTTACATTAACAGGTATTTCAAAACGTGTGAAATGATTGCTCTTGAATATACCGAAATTACTGTCCAGTAGATATAATCTGCATCTGTAATTAATTATATAAGAATAAACAAGTCCGCTATCTTGTGGTGTTAGACCTACATTAAATTTTGTTAGATAGTCTATAGGGTTATTCTTATCATCAAGAACCATTAAATCAAAGAAGCCAATGTCAGTCGGACTTGGATTTACTAATAAAAAAGAGAAAGATGCCAATGTATACTCAGTTATTGGTTCGGCTTGTGGGTCAGTGAATATTTCATTCAATATAAAATATTCTTCTGGCAGATGCACACTTAGACGTTTCCTTGGTTTATATAGTGTATATAGAGAAATCGCAATCGCAATGAAAGAAAAAATGAACGAATAAAAATTTAAGTCAAGCTCATGCATACTACCACCTCTTTATAAGGTTAATTATAGTATGCCAAGAAGATAAAAACAATATGAAAGGAGAAGAACAAGGCATATGGAATCTTTAATTAATAATGAAGCATCAATAACGTATGATTTGCAAGGATTAATGATTGAAAAAATCGTTTACAAGTTGTCCAAAAGAGGTAGAGGATTTAAAAAAATCTGGATTCAGCGTGATACTAAATCCAGATAGTAAAGATGGAGCATTGCTTCATGCGAATTTTTTTATCCTTTGTAAAGAGACGAATCAGGAATAGGTAGCCCCCTGCTAATCAGGGAATTACAAGAAGAAAGGAGAAGTCAATGGAAGAACATGTTAACGAAGAAGTGAAACGGAAAGAACGAATGTTATGGATAATGCTTGTGTTGGCGCTCAGCATTGTACTTAACATTGTGTTTGCTTACACAATACATATGAATTTAGAAAGTATTCATGTATACCAGAATAAAGTCATTACAACAGAAACCCGAGCGGTGGAGTTAGAGGATGACTTAGAAAGAATGACCACGGAAAATAAACAACTCAATGCAAAGGTTGAGAAGTTGGAAAGGAAACTGGCTGAGCAACCGAAACGAAGATCATTAGGGGTTTTTAAACTTACAGCCTATTATGCAGGCGAAGATGAATGGGGTGATACGATTGCAAAACCCTGTGATGGTCAACATAAAGCAAGGCTTAAACACACAATAGCTGTTGATCCAAACGTTATACCACCCAATAGCAAAGTCCTCATTGATGGCACTGTATACACGGCAGAGGATGTGGGTAGTGCAATCAAAGGAAACATCATAGATATCTGGGTAGGTACTGAGGAAAATAGCTTTGGTGTGAAATACAAAGAAGTTCGCATAATGGAAAAATAGGAGAAAAAGTATGACAAAAGAAGAATTCTGGAAGAAGTTTAAATCTGGTGTGCTTTGCATTCACACACCTACGGAAGAACAGTGCATGGCAGTTGTAAAGATGAGTAAAAAAAATGGCATATATTTTGGTTTAGATAGGGCAGAGTATTTTGAATATGGCGAAAATACATACTTAGGAGTCGTGAAAAAAGATGATTTAGATTTTTTCTCAAGAGTCATGGCTGAATCGCATTTCGGAAAAAGTATTGATTGTTGGCTTGCTTATGGAACAAAAGAACACGTTGGTCACACTCAGATTGTTGAGTTTTCAGAGGTGTTTGGCGAGGAAGGAGAAGAAAATGAATCAGAGTTGAACATCGATGCAATTCTTTTAACAGGTTTATCCACTGCTATCGCGGTACTCATTGAGTCAGGGATTCCAGAGTTTTTAATTAATAAGGCAGTTAAAGAAGGTATTGAACATGCAAAAAACTGAGACCAACGAAGTTCTGGATAACATCGACTTCCAGCTGGAGAAAGATGCTGAAGCAGAAGAAGAATTTATGACACACGAGGAAAGGGACAGGAAAAGTACGGAGGAGATTTTCTAATGAAAATATTAAAGGTTATAATTGATAACTTCCGCAATATCGCTCATGCGGACTACGACTTAGGGGATAGGAATATCTTCATCGGGCCGAATTATAAAGGCAAGACCAATACAATTCTTGCTATCTATTGGGCGCTAACAGGTTATATGCTTGATGGCAGCAATGATGATATGTCACTGAAACCACTAGATGATACCAAGAAGGAAGTATCTGTTGAGCTTGTGTTTGAAGATGGTTGGACATATAAAAAAGCCTATAGTGAAAAATGGACTACGAAGCGTGGTACTAAGGAAACAGTAATGGAAGGCCATGTCACTCAATATTACGTTAAGGGTGATAAGAGTAGTGCTAAAGATGCACTGTCAGAGTTGTTCCAGCATATGGGATTATCAAATATAAAGTTGGAAACGAGTAAATTCGGTTTAGTTAGAGCCATAATTGATCCGTATTATATGGCAGAAACATGTGATTGGGCAATACTTCGCAGTTTTGTGATTGAGTTAGTTGGCGATGTCAGTAATGACGATGTATATGCTGCCGAAGAGCTGTTAAATAATATTCGTCCTTTATTAACTGGATACGGTCATGATACAGCAAAAGCTACTAAGCACCTGAAAAGCAGAATCAAAGGTGCAAAAGATGAAACGAATGAAAAGAAAGCTATGCTGAAAGGCTTTTCTGATATTGCAGATGTCGATGCTAGTGTATTGGCTACGGCAAAAAAAATATTGGCCGATACCGACAAGACGATTGCACAATACGCTGCACAGAAAGCCGGATCAGTAAATCAGAAGCTTATTGATTTGCGAAACAATCTTGCACAGGTGAATTTGGAACTGGCAGAATCTATTGAATATGACCGCCACCATCTGGATGAAGTAAATGCAGATACCAAAGCAAAAATTAGAGGGTATGAAGAAGAAGTGTCTTCCGTGAGGAAAACACTTGCTGAGAAGCGCAATGTATTTACAAATATGCAAAACGAGAATGTAAAACTTGATGCTGACATTGAGCGGGTAAAAAATGAAATAGATATCAAGAAAAAAGCAAAGGGAAATAAGCGGGATGAATACTTAGTGGCTAAAAAAAGCCAGTTTGATGGTGGTATGGTTCTTCCTGATGAGAATACATGCCCTCGTTGCGGAGAAGTTCTGAATGCTGAATACATTGATACTGTAAAGGCACAGAACGAAAAACTTAAATCAGAGTTTGAGAAAAAAAAGAAAGTCACTCTGGATAGTATTGCATCAGAAGGTAAAAAATTAGAACTTGAGATCCAGAATCTTGAGTTTGAATTAGACAACTTACAGAAAAAAGAACGTCAAAACCCTGATTTTATCCTTGCAGAAATCAAAAGCATAAAAGCTGATATGGCACAGAAGAAAGTAACCATTGAATCTCTGGAAAAGGCCATGGTAAACGAATATACATCGGAGAAGACATATGGTCTTCGCATGAAACAGAACGATATACAGTGTGCTATTCGCAAAGAGGAGACTGTAAACACTACAGAAGAACTTGATGCTAAAATTGCAGAATTAAAGGTATCAAAGGTGCCTTATGAAGAAACAATCAATAAACATAACCTGTATTTGCAGGCTCATGAACGAGTTAATTTGCTGAATAAAGAACTGGATGATATTGCAACAAAACAGTGCGAATATGAAAGCAAACTGATGCTTGTTGAGAAATTCACTCAGACAAAGCTTTCTATGCTTCAGAGCAACGTTGAGAAGGTGTTCGGCAAAGCTGTTAAATTTACTCTTGTTAAAAGCAATATCAAAGAGGGTTCGTGGGATGAGGTATGTTATCCGTCAGTATTTGGTAAAGATACACCATTTAAAAAGGGTTCTGAATCAGAAAAGATCATTACTGGCATTTATCTGATTGAGTGCGTGAAGAAAAAGATGGGTATACCGGATTTACCAATTATCTTTGATGCAGGCAGTGAATTGGACACACAGTCTTTAAATACAAGATTAAACACTAATTCACAGCTCATCATGACAAAAGTTGACGATATCAATTATACGGATGTAACGCTGCTTAAAGCGTAGAAGGAGAAATTATCATGGGAAATGAAGTAGCAAAGAAACAGCCATTTACTACGGCATTAGCACAAATTCAGGACAAGTTTACAAACGCTGTCGTTAATGCAGGGAAGGCCATGAATATTCAGTACAATGAATATCAATCAGCCTGCATGATGAATATGCTTGGAAAAATGCAAGCACTTGCTGTAGAAAATCAATTAGATATTCTGAAAATGGATTATAGCCAGATTACGAATATCCTACAGACAGTAGCAATGCTGAATTTGAATATTTCAGCAATACCTAGAGAATGTTATATCATCATCCGAAGCAAAAAGGTAGGTAATAACTGGAAAAAGGAATTTGAATTTAATATCGAAGGTGATGGTAATGACAAGTTGTTACGGAAATTCGGTGTTGGTGTAAAGGAAGTCCGCACACCTTGGTTAGTGAGAGAGAACGATGAGTTTACATATCCGTCATTTAATGGTTTAGAGGTCACCCCTCCTACATGGACACCAAAGGATTATACCTCAAAGGTTGTAAGAGTCGTGTATCCAATCATTAAGGATAATGACATGGTGGAATTTCATATCGCAGAAAGAGAGGGCGTTGTTCATAATCTGCAAGCGCATATCACAAACAATCTAATGAAAAACCGAGAAGTAAAAAATGCGGCAGAATTAAATCAGATGGCAGCAACAAAAACACTGGATGAGATTCTCTCATGCCCTGAATTGCTTCCTCATATTTCTCCGGCGTGGAAAAATGCCGGAAGTAGTGAAGCTATGATTATCAGGAAAATGAAGAACAATGCCACAAAGAAATTCCCTAAGGACTTCCAGAACGCATTCACTGCTGCAGCTTATGAATCAGCATATGAAGATTATGAACAGTACAAAGAGGATGAAAGAATAAATAAAGAAGAAGCTGTAGATGCAGAAATCATTGAACAATCCGGTACTGAACATATCGAAACACCAAAAGAAGTTATTAAGGAAAAAGCTGCAACACAGCCTGATTCTTCTGATTCTAGGCCTAAAGATGATGAGGAATGTCCGTTCTGATGAAATTTATTTGTTTAGCAAGTAGTAGCGCTGGAAACTGCTACTACGTTGAAATAGAAAGAGTAAACCTACCTCCAGTGAAATTGATGCTGGAAGTAGGTATCCCTTTTAAAGAAATCATGTATAAGGGACTTAATCAAGGAATCAAAATGTCTGAGATTGATGCAGCAGTCGTAACACATGGACACGGTGATCATTGTTGTGCTGCAAAGGATTTTGTAAGCCACAGAATACCATTTTATGCAAATGAAGATGTGCTTAGTAAATGTGGTGGAAACCCAAAGAATAGGCTCATTCACAATGAAATGCGTTATCTAGCAAAGGATACGCTAATCATACCGTTCAACGTAGAACATGATGCGCCCAATAGTCTTGGTTTCGTGATTTGTACAGACAAGGAAACATTGCTATTCGTTAATGATTGCAAATTCTTCAAAGCTGATTTGTCTGATTATAAATTCGATTATGTTTGTGTTGAAGCGAATTATGATGGTCGGCAAATGCATTTTGCATATGAAGATGCGAAACAGAAAAATGATTATCAGAATATAGCCAGATATGAACGCTTGTTCGATAGCCATATGTCATTAGCACATTGTCGTGACCATTTAAAAAAGCTGAATTTATCTCAATGTAAGGCAATCTTCCTGATGCACTTGTCGGATAGACATGCCAATGAAAATAAATTCAAGGAGACTATTTTTGAAGCAACTGGAATCAACACTTATGTGTGTAAAAAGAATGGAGGTATTGTATGAACTTGTGGATAGAATCTCAGGATAAAGAATACTTAGGAATTTTCAAAAAGGTTTCAGCAGTGCCATGCAGAAATACTTGGATATGATGAAACATGGGAAGATGACAGCAAAGTTGTACTTGGTGATTATGCGTCACCTGAGCGGGCTAAGGAAGTTATGTGCGAAATTAAAGGATTTCTTGGTACGCCGGCTATGGAAGATGGAACATATTTATGTCCAAATAATGTATTTGAAATGCCGCAGGAGTAAGGAAAGAGAGGGAACAAAATGAAACAGACAAAGAAATCAATTATCGAAGCATGTCATGGAAAAATCATGGAGAAGGCTGATTATGCATTAGAACAGGTGTTGGCAAATATCAATGATATGAATACTGACGAAAGAAAAAAAAGAGCTATCACGATAAAGTTGGAATTCGCTCCGCAGAATGAGCGAAAGGAAATCAAAATGGCGGTTCAGGCATCGGTAAAACTTGTGCCGGCAAACCCAATCGAAACAACGTTATTCAATGTCATGGAGCAGAATAAAGAAACTGGTGAAGTGGTTAATGTTTTAAAGGAAATGACAGGGCAGGCACCAGGGCAGATCAATTTTGAAGGTGACATCATCGAACCGGAAGTATTTGTAATCGGCATGGAAGCAGAAAAAATCATCACAAAGGAAGAAGCCAATAGGGCAGGAGGAGAAGCATTATGTTAAAAGAAGCATTGCAGTATGTAGCTAGATTAGCTACCGATTCACAGGAAATCATCGTAAAAGATATTAATGGTGAAACTTATGTAAAAGGAGATGCACACCGCATACCTACAGACATGGCATCTAAAATGAGACTCAATAGTTTGGATTCCACAGTAGACTATATTAAAGATTGTATCAGTGGTTGTAAGTTTGTGCTTCCGTATGTTGTCAATGTTGGATATAAAGAAATTGATGTATATAGCGGACTCAATGAACGTCTGGAACGTAATGTTTTGATCGAAACAACACCTTTATTGCCTCGTATATCATTTGATCATTGGATGGACATGGAATCATTTGTAATCCAGTTGAAAACTTGCTTTGTTGAAACTGACAATTTGAATAAGTTGGTCGCTATTGTATCATCCATTACCGATGAATCGAAGGTTTCAATGGAGGATGATGGATTTGGACTGAAAGTATCTCAGGTGAGCGGCACCACCATCAAAAAACCGGAAGAATTCCAGATTAACCCAATTGTGAGACTTGCTCCATACCGTACTTTTACCGAATTAACTCAGCCAGAAAGTAGATTCCTGTTACGTGTTCGAGACGGCGGTAAAATGGCACTTTATGAAGCTGATGGAGGAATGTGGAAATTAGAAGCGCAGCGAAACACATCGGATTATCTGCGTGAAGCACTGGCAGAAGAGATTGCAAATGGCACAGTGGTGGTAGTCGGATAATGCAATTTACCGTCTATGGTGAACCAGTAGCAAAAGGAAGACCTAAGTTCAGCAGACAGGGAAATTTTGTAAGATCATATACTCCGACCAAGACAACGAATTATGAGAATTTAGTGAAGCTCTCATATGCTGAAGCGTGCCGTGGATTGAATAATCCTTTAGAGGGGGAAGTGTCAATGAGAATTGATGCTTTCTTCTCTATCCCAAAATCAACCAGTAAAAAGAAAAGAGAGTTGATGAACACTGGATTGATAAATCACACAAAGCGCCCTGATGCAGATAATCTTGCTAAAGCCATATGTGATGCACTGAACAAGGTTGCCTATGCCGATGATAGCCAGGTCGTGCATCTTGAAGTAAATAAGTATTACAGTGATATCCCAAGGGTAGAAATCACGATTGAGGAGGTACTACATGAACGATGAAAGCAATGAAGTTATCACTTTACAAATTAATGACAAACTACGCATTTTGAATGGTGATAACGACAGCTTTATTTTACAGGAAGCTTATATATCAAAAAAAACGAACACTTTACAGTGGTGTAATAAGAGCTATTACAGCGACATTTTGACTTGCCTATACGCAATCCTCCGGAGAATGCCAATCGAGCAGGGAGATACCATTGCAACGTACACAGAGCGTTTTGAGAAGTTATATCAGTTTCTATATATTGATTTTCTCGGAAAAGTAAGTTTGAAAGCAAAAAAAACATGGGGGTAAGGGGGCAGTGAAAGAAGGGGATGAAGAAAATGAAACTGAGTGATTTAAAAACGGGTATGTGGGCTAAGTCAAGGAATGGTGACATGTCTCTTGTTATGAGAGACCACGTATCTATAAGTTCAAGTGATGGCATATTTATTGACAAATGTGGATATTTTGAATTCAAAGAATACAATGATGATATGACAGATTGTGAGTTCACAGAACGCGACATAATCGAAGTGTTTATACCAGATTTGGAAAAGTGCACATTAAATGGAGATGGTCTAATCTCTATCTGGAAAAGAAAAGAATTGCCGAAATTAGCTCCATTTGAAAAAGAATTTCTAAAAGCTTTAAAGCCTGCATATAGAAATGGTTGGATTGCTAGAGATAAAGGTGGAGACTTGTATGCACATGATAGAGAGCCAATAAAGAACGGACTAGGTTGGGTAAGTAGATACTGTTATGAAATTAGTGATTTTGCCAATTTCCCGCTCTTTTCCAGAGAATCCTTTACATGGTGTCAATGGGAAGACGAAGAACCGTGGTATATTCCGGATTTGTTAAAAGAGGCATAAGGTATGGCTTCATATAAAAGGCATCTGAATAAAGACTATACTGTCATGCCTAACCATCATCTACGAAATAAGGATTTATCGTTAAAAGCAAAAGGATTGCTTAGCATGATGTTAGGGTTACCTGATGATTGGGATTATTCAATCAACGGTCTGGTGGCAATATCCAGAGAAGGCAGAACAGCTGTTGAAAATGCTTTGAAAGAATTAAGAGAAGCGGGCTATGTTGTCATACGTAAGTTATATCCTAATCAAACAGATAGTAGAATCATTGAATATGAGTACAATATCTACGAATTTCCACAAGGCGAAAATGTAGCGAGTCAAGACATCATATATCAAGAAGCACATAAACAAGGAACAGGTTTTCAGCCCCTTGAAAACCACCAACAATTAAATACTTATAAATCAAATACTTATAATAAAAGAAATATAAAAGAAATTCAATTTGATTTGACAGGAAAAGAAGAAACGGACAAATCTACACCAGAGATAGAGTTAGAGATAGATATATATAAATATAATGTGCAAATTCATGATGAATTTGAAGAATTATGGAAGCTTTATCCTAACAAAAAAGGTAAGACTAATGCATTTAAGTCTTATGAAAGAGAATGCAAGAAAAAGAAGAATCCTGCTAAGTTTGAGGAAGTGAAGAAAGGCCTTATTGCATATTGTGAATATATCAAAGCAACGAATATAGAAATGCGCTTCATAAAGAATGGTTCTACCTGGTTTAATCAAAGATGCTGGGAGGATGATTATACTATCCAAAATGGAAAGAATAGTCAGACAAATAAGAAGGCTCAACCGGAATATGAATTATTGTGATTCTGACAAAAGTTATCTCCTAGAACAACAGGTACTCTCTATTCTCATGGTAAATGATGAAATGCTGAAAGAGTCTGAACTAGATCCAGAGATATTCACGGATATTAGACATCGTAGAATTTACCAAAGTATGAAAGATATTTACAAAAGCAAAGGTATTGTTGATCTTATTGAAGTTGCAAAAAGAAATGAAGATATTTATAAGCTTCCAGATTATTTGTTTGCGCTTCAAGATCAATACTTTAGCTCAAAAAACTTTTATGCCTATGTCGATGGGTTGCAAGAAGTATACAAGAGGCGTAAAGCACATGAGATTTTGGCAAAGTGTGATAAAGAAGAAATTACATATGATGAAATGGTCAGTGAAATTTCAAAAGTTGGTGTTACCTTTGCACAGGAATCTAATGCAACTATGTTAAGCGCAGTGGATATGTATGAGTTAGTCACAACAGATAATGCAAAAATCAAGTTTGTGAGATTCGCAAGTCTACAAGAAAAAATTGGTTTCATCGAAAATACAATGAATATCATTGCTGCCAGAACATCCGTAGGTAAATCTGCTTTTGCATTGAATTTGATTGATGATCTATCACGGAATTATAAGTGTTTATACATGAACATGGAAATGACGGAAAAGGAGCTATATCAGAGATTAGTCAGCATTAACAGTGGTGTACCTATCAATGAGTTTACGAAAGCAAGACAAAACAAAACGTTGAGTAATAAAATCATTCAGGCTATAAACATTGTGCGTAGCAAAAAAATCAAGGTATACAATGGTTCTAAAAGTATTGATGGTATTAGAAAAATAATTTCAAGAGAATGTAAGGATGGACACTGCATTGTTTTTATAGATTATGTTGGTTATGTGTCAACGAGGAAACGACAAAATGATAGGGAGCGTGTAGGAGAAGTTACAAGAGAATTACAGATTATGACAAAGGATTTTAACTGCACGATATTTCTTCTCGCCCAGATTAACAGGGAAGGAACAGAGGCACCTACTTTAACAAATCTGAAAGATAGCGGTGAGCTAGAGCAGTCTGGACATGCAATACTCTTTCTTCATAATCCTTCAAACGATATCAACGATCAGACACCAGAGTATGATTTGATAGTTGCTAAAAACCGTAGTGGAAGGCTTGGAAAATTAAAAATCATGTTCTATAAAGCGATTCAGAGATTTGAGGTGATGTAGATGTGGAAAGTTTATGAAATGATGAAATCAGGGGATTTCGATATCGAACTTATAAAAAAGATTCCACCACAAGAGATAAAAGAGGCATTGATTGAATTTGCGTTAAGCAAAGATAAGTGATTTGAACGTGTAGCGGTGTTATGACTAGGCGAAAGGTGTTTACCCTCATTGGTACTCACCTTTGCCTGTTGCACGCCAAGAAACAGTCATATGAGGCGCTGATAACGAATCAGAAGGGAGTGAGGGATATGCGGATAGCTAAAAGAGCAGAATTGCTAAGAAAATGGGAGCAAGAGCATAAATCGTTCCGAAGTGAATTGGCAGAACGGATAGGTATTACTCCGGTAAGCATCAATAATTATTTGAAAATATACACAGGGACGATCAAGCAGAAGGAGTTCTGGAAGGTTGCAGGTGAAATGATGGGGGTAGATTTTGAAGTTGAAACTGAAGAACCAAGAAAATATGAGAAGGTTGTATTACCACCTTATGTTGCAACAACATTGAAATCAAAAGGTAGGACTGTGATTGAACGCAAGTACATATCACGATATGGGAAAAAGAGAATTATGAACTATTTGGCTAAGCAAGGACTGAAGTGCAGATTTGTCTTAGCCGGAACTGAAAATGATCCAACTGATATTTTGGAGATTGTGAAATAAAATGAGTGCGACAAATAGAGGAAAACAAAGACAAGCAAACGATTTTTATGCAACTCCACTTTATGTTATTGAAACTCTATTAAATAACATAGACCTTAGTGGATACGGAGAAAAAGTGTTAGAACCTAGTGCTGGAAGTGGAAATATATGTCGAGTTTTTAAAAGATATTATCCAAACAAAAGAGTTACAGCGCTAGAGATAAGAAATGAAGAATTGACAAATCTTACACGATATTCCGATGAAGTAATTATAGGCGATTATTTACAATTAGACATGAAATCTAAATATAGCATAATAATAGGTAATCCGCCTTATAGCAAGGCTATAGAGTTTGTTAAAAAATCGTTAGAGTTATTAGAAGAAAATGGGATTTTGATATTATTGTTAAGGACATCTTTTTTAGAGAGCAAAAAAAGATATACTTTCTGGCAAAAAAATAGATTAAGTGGACTGTATGTATTATCGAAAAGACCGAGTTTTACTGGAAAAGGAACAGATGCGACAAGTTATAGCTGGTTTATTTGGGATAAACTAGCACAAACACAATGTATCGAGGTTATTTAGATTCAGGAGTATTTATGAGTTTATAGAAAGTAGGTGAAATTTTGAAACAAGAAAGCCTATTTGGAAGAGCTGTTGATCTTTCAATAATGAAATATGAAAAAAGAGGCAAAAAGACTATAAAGCAAGCATTCCGTGAAGTAGCTGGATATGATGTAATGCACAGATGTGATGATTGCAAATATCATTATTCATATGAGAGATGTAATAAAAGAATCCATAAGTGCCGCAAAATTGGAGATAGCGGGAGTAAAGCCACAGACATCCGCTCGAGTGATACAGCATGTAAATTTTATGAGTAGAAGGAAGGGAGAAGAATGGAAAATAATGGAAGTATTAAAATTTAGAGCATGGGATTTAATAGAAAACAGAATGCTGCAATGGGGTGACATCATGAATCTTCCTGCATGGGAGATTTTTCCGGGCACACCAGAGCAACGTGCATTTATCGTCATGCAATTTACAGGATTAAAAGACATGAATGGCAAAGAAATCTATGAGGGAGATATCATAGACATTGGACGTGTACATTGGAAAATACGAGAAAAGCGTCGAAGTCGTTGGGAACATTTATGAAAATCACGAATTGCTGGAGGTTGTGAGCTTATGATCAACAGAGTGGTATTAGTCGGCAGGCTTACAAAAGACCCGGTGCTGCGTAAGACCGCAAACGGTGCATCTGTTGTTTCTTTCACAGTGGCATGTACCCGTCGATTCAAGCAGGAGGGACATCCGGAAGCTGATTTCATTAACACGGTTGCCTGGAATAAGACTGCGGACAGCGTATCACAGTATACACATAAAGGCTCACTGGTCGGCGTGGAAGGAAGAATCCAGACACGCAGCTATGATGATAAAGACGGTAAACGTGTTTATGTAACGGAAGTTGTCGCAGACAGCGTACAGTTTCTGGAAAGCAAAAGCGCAGCTGCAAGCAATGCGAACAGCAATGCCTATGTACCTGACTATGAGCAGAGAAGCAATCAGGGCTATCAGGAGCCATACGAGACAAGTAGCACACTGGATATCGCCAGTGATGATCTACCATTTTAAGGAGTGTGAATATGAATAAACTTACAGAATTAGCATACAAAGGCGGCGAATCATTAAGTCAGATACCGTCTGACGACTTCGTGGAATGTATGAAAAGCGTTCCTGCAAAATTTAATAAAATGAAAGAGCTATGGGGTAATGGTGATGAGTGAAGTAAGATGCGTATGTGATTTATGTGCCATTGGCATACAGCAAGATAAAATGTGCTATATAGGAGTACAACAATGCTTTAAAAACGGCGTGTATACAAAGTATAAGAGTCGCACAAACAATCCGCCTCTAAAATTTGAAGATTTGCATGAAGGTATGTGGATTTGGGATGATAAAACAAAATCTTATATCTACATATTTAAACCATTAGAATGGGAACCGGTAAGAGGCATTAGATATGCAAGTCATATCATAACAAACAGTGTAGAAGGTTACTATATGGACTTTGAAGAAAACCGTTTCTATCGCAGGGAAGTACCACAAGAAGGGCAAGAAAATGAGTGATGGAATAAACAAAGAAATAGTATTACATTGTTTAAAATCCGCAAGTGATTTTCACGATGAAATTTGTGAAGAGTGTCCAATGTATTCTAAGTGTGATCATACATGGAAAAGCAAAGTGTATGAGCGAGCGCTTGAGCTAATTGAAAACCAATGGATACCGGTAAAAGAGAGGGTACCAATCTTTACAGGATATGCAGTGTTAGCGATATTGGAAAATGCATATGGACAGCGAAAAGTAGAAAAGATATTCACGGGATACGGACGTGGCGAGCGATGGTATTGCAATAATAAATGCATAGACATGGAAAAATGGAAAGTAATAGCATGGATGCCATTACCGGATGCATATGGAGGTAAACGATGACTCGCAAGGAGATTACTATACTGTTAGGCGATATCCTTTATCAGCAAAGGTTTACCGGTATCGGTAAATACTATGCCAGTGAGGTTACCATCGATTACGGCACGAAAGATGCGTGCAGAGTTGATTACATGCAATTTGTGCCACCAAACCAAATGAGCATCAGTGGTTTGGAAAAAGGCATCTTTATCTGCTACGAGGTAAAAAGCTGCTTAGGCGACTTTAAAAGTGGGCATGGGCAAAATTACATAGGAGAAGAAAACTATCTGGTGATGCCGATGGAATTATACAAGAAAGTCATTCATGACATACCGCACGATATCGGAGTGCTGGTTCCAGTACCGTCTGCGCTCGGAAGAAAGAATGAAGATATCTACGGGGAGTTTGAGAATCCAACGGAGTTTCAAGGAACTGTCACAAATTGGAAACTGTATAAAATCAAAGAGGCGATGAGGAAGAACCGCAAAAAGTCTATTACGGAATTATTGTTTTGTATGCTAAGAAGCGGAAGGTGATGTAACAAATGAAAAAATACAATAGCATAGACGGACGTATACATACAAACAGCCGGTTGTGGTTTGCTTTCCGGATGGCAGTGAGGAGTTAGTATATGAAGGGGTATTACAACGGAATAAATACAAGAGATGCTGAGGAGGGTGACTCTGAGAACATAAGAGTTCGATGCACAGATGAAAATGTAGTTATTCATATTGGATACTACGAATCTATTTTAAATGCCAGAGAAGTAAATGAGCTTATTAAGATACTGAAGGAAGCAAAGAAACACAGAGTATCAAAAAGATCGGAGTGGTAATTTGTCTGAAAAGTATAATGGGTATGAAAAAGAGTTAAATATTGACGCGCCAACAAGCGTTAAACCTTATGTGTCAGCAGTTTATGGAATTGAAAAGAAACTGGATGATTTACTATCATTTAAGGTTGGCACGGTCTGTAAAGATCAACTTATGGATTACGTGGAGCAGGCTATATATTACGCTCTTCTGGCAGGTATGCAGCAACAGAAAGAGATTAACACAGGAATCATGATGGATATGCAAAGGCAACTTGATATCTTAATTAAAAGGGATGGACAAGCTGCGAAAGAAAGGAAAGAGAAGGTAGGATGTTGATTAGAATAACAAATGAGTTAACCGATATATCGGAGAACTTGCGGCCGATTAAAGGAAGGGTGTATGAAGTTGTCGACACAATAGCAGGGAAGTATAGGCCGAATGACAATTACCGGCATGTGATTGAGGTAAAAAGGCAGCAGATATCCATTGCTCCGGATGAGTATAAGGTGGTGAGAATATGATTAAATTACCTGAAATTAAATTCCCTCCGGAGAATGTCATGGCATATAACACATGGCTCAGAATGGTTTGTAATCCAAACAATTTTAGTTTCTGGTATGAGAGAGTTAAGGATTGCGGATTAAAAATACCGGCAAGTGCTTATTATCAGTTTACATATGATGATGTAAGAAAATATATTGGATATATCTATGGCGAAGACAAAGATATGAATGCAAAGAGAAAAGAATTTTGCCGAAAAATATTGATTCCATTGCTTGATGATTTCCTTCATATTAAAAACAGAAAGAGTGATGAAATCTTTATTAAAAATGCTGTGTTTTCAAATAAATTTACATTTTCCGACTGCCATATTATTGATTTTGTGCCTTTGAAGGATGTGGTAAAGAAATTAGAGAATATAAATTATACAGGACTTCTTGTTGGAGCAGAAGGATTTAATGAAATTGTGTTGAGAGAGTATATTCATCCGAAATTAAACTTTGGAGAAATATATAATGGCATGGCTCTTCGTCCGGAGTTTAGAGTATTCTATGATTTTGATAAGCAGAAGTTGTTGTATACGGTGAATTACTGGAATTATCAATACTGTGAAGAACATTTAAACGTAGAGGATAAGGCTGTATTTTCAAATGCTGAAGCACAGTTAAATAAATACTTTAAACAGTATGTAGACGAAGTTGAAAAATTGGTTATTGAGCATATGCCTCGTGCATGGCTTGAAGGTAAATGGAGTATCGACATTATGATGAATGATGAAAATGATTTCTACCTTATTGACATGGCTCTGGCAAAAAACTCAGCGTATTGGGATCCAGAACATGAAGGTAAAAGTAATGAGTAGGAACACAATGTCACGCAAGGCGGTGATTCATAAACTGCTTGAGATAAAGCAAAGTTTAGGCCTTCCACTGAGCAAACAAAAGGCGATTGACAAGCTGATAACTGATGTTAATTACAGGATTGCGGATGATTGCCTTAAAAAAGAATTTCCGCTTGCCACATTTATCAATCATGGTGGTGCACCACATGAAATTAAAAATGAAATGGTTGAAATGTATGTATGCCCTGCATGTGGCAACACAATCCGTGCGGTGGTATTTAATGGTTTATTACAGAGACCATTTCCAAAATACTGTTCTGAGTGCGGAAAGGCATTAAAAGCTCCATCGTAGGAGTAATAAAAAAAGGACTGCCCCTCGCAAAAGCAGTCAAGAAACAATGGATAACCTATTGCTAATTATAGCATAGGAGGAAAACAAATGGTAGAGATAACGACAGAAGAAATTGGCTACATGAAAAAAATCTTAGAGTGCTATTACTTTGCACAGGATCAGCAGCAAAAAGAATTAAGACATGCCCTTGAACTGCAAATTCTTCTTGAACAAGAATGCAAAGTATCCGGTATGCCTTATGATAGCTATGGGAACGGGTGCTCGGTGAGCTTCCCAGAAGGCTCATATTTGCAACAATTGAGTATCGAAATCGCAACTCATGATGTTGATGCTAAACGCTGGATGCAAAAGTTTAAAGGTCTGGACAAGACACACAAAATAAACTATCGCCTTAACCGGCTTCCAAAAGACCAGAAAGAAACTTTACTGAGCGTATACCGCCGTGGTATCAGCGTGTACAAGCTTGCAGAGAAGGCTGGAATAAGCACTCAGGCATATCATGATCGTATCAATACAGCAATCCGGCATATGCTGGAAGTAGAATAGAGAATCAAATAATCTGAATAGAGAAAGTAGGCTAGGTGACTGGTCTGCTTTCTTGTACAAATTTTTCAGGAAATTTTCGCTGTTGCGTGGCAGGCCGGAACAGTTTTTACCTATTACGCCCCCTTTTCTTCACCGCATAGGGGGTACACACATATTTTCCAAAAACCCTTTATTTAAGGCGTTTTTCGTCATTTTGAAAATGCGAAAGTTCGTGAAAAGTTGTTGACTGGATAGCATAATGTAGGTGCAAGGCAGGAGATACCAAACCAATGACCACGAATCATACATCTGTCTTGCATCATCCAGAAGGTGGCAGAAAATCCTTAGTATAAAGCCGTTACAAAATCCCGGGACGTGCGGACATTGTACAAGGAGGTGATGCCATGACACAGCTTATCAAAGAGCTGCGGTTGTTGATCAATGCTATTGCTAGATTGATCCAGACAATAAAAAAAGAAGGCTAACCCACGACAGCCGCCTTCTGGGTCTATTTTATAACAATTTGCCAGTAATGGCAAGGGAGGAAAAGAAAATGGAAAAAATCTATTATGAAATCAATGAGGAAATGGCAAGACAAGCAAAGGCTATGCATTCAATGGATGATTATATTGCAAATAGTGAAACAGAAAGCTATAGAAAAGTTGTTGATGAAGTACATGAAATAGGACAAGCAGCAAAGGAAAGAACAATAGAGGATAAACATGAGTACATTGATTATTTGTGTGATAAATTTGCAAAAAAATACGCTGAGTATGTTAATAAGGGGCTTAGCATTAAGATGCAATGTCCCTCAGTGCTGGTATGCGGACCTGCGAATTTTCCTACCAGAAAAAAGGAGAAGCAGAACATTGCAAGAGATAATCACAGAAAATATTATGATGATAAGCTAGCACCAATTGTTGACAAGATCCAGAAGCTGGGAACTGGCACAGAGGTTATCCGTGCCGGCGATCCATTGGTAATCGAAAAATTGAATGACAAGTTGGAAAGTCTGTTGGAGGAGCAGGCGAGAATGAAACAGGAAAATGCCTATTACAGAAAAAATAAAACAATGGTCGGATGTGGAGGGATCAGCGATGAAGAAGCTGAAAAGATGGATCGTTATATTGCTGAATACAACGGATCAAGAGCGCCTCACATGAGTTTCTCGCTAACCAATATCAATAACAAAATCAAGGCGGCAAGACAGCGGATTCAGGAGCTTTCCAAAATCAAAGAAAAAGGTACTGAAGAAACCAAAACAGAATATTTTAAAGTAGTTGAGAATGCAGAAATCATGCGGTTGCAATTGATATTTGACGGCAAGCCAGACGATAAGATCAGAGCTATATTAAAATCAAACGGCTTTCGGTGGTCACCTAAAAATGGAGCATGGCAGAGGCAATTAACAAATAACGCTAGATGGAGCGTTAAACGAGTGATTAGCGCTATCAAGGATATGGAGGCAACATCATGAAAACAGTAAAATTACAAGGGATATACTCACCACAGAAAGCTAAACCAGCGGGTATGCTGGTTAAGGGTGATGTCGTGATGTGGAACTTTGGCTATAAAAGCGAAGTTGTAGACATCATTATGAGCAAAACCGGCAAAACGATAACCGCCTTGCTAAAAAGCGGTGATGGAATCACCAGAACAAGGCGATTAGGCGTCAATACATCAATCGCTATTGAGGAGATGGGCAAAAAATGAACAAATCTAGCATAATAGGCGTTTATAACGCCTCAGCACAAGAAATATCCATTGATTACAACGGTTTTAATTATCTGGTCGTATTTGGTGAGCATGTAAACGGCGGATATTTTGCAATCATAAATCATAGTGTCTGCGGGGATCTGGCAGGGTTAAAGGATGTTGGTTATAACGCCGAGAGTATTGGCAATGCTGTTAAAAATTATGATACCGGAAAGGTTCTGGCGCTTGCTATTGCAGCGTTTGCGGAGGTGTGACATGCCATTGCAAAATATCATATTTATCTATGTGTTTTACAGAGTATGCCGCCTATTGTGGGAGGCAGGGACGGAAGGAAAAGGAAATGAAAGATAAAGTGTTAATGGCTGCCGGAATCGTCATTGTAGCGGTTATCAGCTTTGTGACTGGATTATATGTGCAGCGTGAGCGTATTGCTCACAACGCTGTTGTGACCTACGAGGAGCGCAATGGCACTGCATGGGTTTATATGTCTATTGATGGCAATGTGTACGCATACGACCCCGTAACGGGGCGCAAGGAGGAATAAAAAATGGATAATAAAGTGATGACATGCAAGAGTTTAAAAAGTAATGGTGTAAAACTATTTGAGCGTGATAGGTATAACGACGGCCTGTATATCGGCAGTTATACATATTACTACTGCCAAGGTGATAGGATATTCTGCCACGAATATAACCGTAATGATCTCACTTACACAGGTGGGGAAAACTGCTGCTATCCTGTGGTTGTTGATGCAAGCAAAGAAGATAACTGGTTTGAAATAATAACATGTGATATTAGGGATTTATCTATATTTGATAAAATCAATGATATGATGGATTACGTATCCTACCATTACGATATGGCATGGGATAAATTAAAAATTGAGTTATTAGCAATTTTGGGATGGGATGTTAAAAATGATTAAAGTAATTTTTAAAATAATGGGATGGTGCATCTTGGCACCTGTAGCAATCGCCGTTGGCATGCTGCAATGGGTCTCAAAATCTTACAAATAGTCGGCCTGATCTGGTCGGCTTTCTTTTGGTTTTCCACCTGATTTTACTGAGTTTTCCGCTTGACTCATCAAGTTGACAAATCTTCAAAATTGTGTTATTCTTTGGCTAAGTTATAAAAGGCAGTGCTCTTGTGAGTGCTGCTTTTTTTGTTACTCTCTGGTTAAACAGCTCTTAGATAGCTTTAAAACAGTGATGTATAGAGTATATAGCTACTACCTAGGCTAATAGTTTTTTTAAAGATTTAAAAGCTTTAAAAAAAGAAAAATAACACAAAAAGAAAAAAAAGTGAGGTGAGAACATGGAGAAGCACTACAAAGGGTTTTACCAGTATTGCAAAGGCAGAGCGTTGAAGGATATTGCCAAGGATTTAAACACCGCTGAGGGTACTGTTAAAAGCTGGATGACTCGGTACAACTGGGTTGATAAACGTAACTGCTGTAGGGCAGAGGATGGATCGGTGGATCTGGAAAAAGCCAGAGGATTCCTTAAGGGGAAAGGTAATGTGGAGCCAGTGCATAGATGGGAAGCTGTGGAAGAAGACCAAGGCAAGAAGAACCTTAACGACATGTTAGCAGAATCACCTCATGATGATGATTTCAAGCTGTTTGTACAACAGACATTAACTAATTCAGTACGTAGTCTAGGAGTATCTAAAGCTACTACAGATTATGAATGTCAGTTGCGTATAGTAGAGTATTTTAAAACATGTATTCATGATGGTTATATACCAACAATGGAGGGATTATGGCTATGTTTAGGTATTGGACAAACCTGTTTCTATGACTGGTGCAACGGAAAATCGGGAACAGTTCGTGCGGAGCTATTACAAAATGCAAAACTTTGTATTCACGAGTTCAACACACAGCTAGCGATTGCGGGTCGTATGGACAAGGTTTTATACATGTTTATTTCCAAAAACCGGCAAGACATGAAAGACCAAGTGGACACCGTAGTAACTCACAACAACGTGCTTGGCAGCACAGCAGACAAAAACGAGATAGCAAGCCGTATAGCTGAGCAAGCTGACAATCTGCCGGAAGATGGCTGATAAATGGCAGAAAAGAGCCGAATGTTAATACATCCTTAACACAAAACACGATAAATAAAGGCTTTATAACTGTTTTTGTTAGCTTATATGCCTTGGTTTGTTAGCTTATAAAGGCTACTTGTTAACATGCTGCATCCGGTTCTGTGGTAGCTTGCTTCATGGTTCAATTCAGTTGATCCAATGGCATGACCCCACCCCCTCCCTATAGGGCAGATCGCATATACCCCCTTCTCAGTCCCACCACCAATTTTTTTGTAAAAAGGCGCATACTTTTCTCTCCATTTTAGCCCTTAAAATCTCCCATTTGAGACCTACTTGGTGTATACTTAAAACAGCAGGAAAAAGGTGGTAAATTGCATACACGACTATGCATACCGGTGGGAGGTAATTATGAGTATAAAAGAATTAATATCTACTGTCATTGTGAGTGCTGGAGGTGTAGGATTTATTTTATGGTTTGCAGCAAAGTCTATTGCTAAATCTTCTTTTGATAGGTACATGCAGAAAGTGAAGAATGATTATGATAAGGAATTAGCAGGCATTAAGCACTCTTATGAATCTGAATTAGTTTTACTGAAAGCAAAATTTGAGTCAATTACTTATATATCAAATAAGCAATTTGAAAAAGAATTATCTATTTATCAAGAAATTTGGCAAAGTGTTGCTGAACTGATCTGCTTAATTGAGAGTCCTTCATATACAGAGAATCCACAATACGATATTCTTTTTATTTCTGAATCATTTGGTAAAGATGTCAAAGAACGGTATTCATCTTTTATAAATTCATTTACTAAATATGAGCCATTTTTAAACGATGATATCTTAACATTGTTTAAAGATTTTAAAAAAATCGTTTCTAATTATAAGAAAAAGCTAGAGGCAACAATCTGGAACAATAATGTTAATGGTGAATCTCTAACGGCTAAAGATGTGGATTATTTCGACAGTAATGCACCTGAAGAAATAAAAAAAGAAGCAAATGCACTACAAATGAAAATAAGAGAATACTTACAATCTTTGAAAGTGGAAATGTGAGGTTATGATTATGCTTGAAAATGTAGATTGGGGTGTCGTTTGTTTTCAAATGACGTTGGCTTTGATCAGTTCTGGAATTGTAGGGGCGCTTTTAAATCATCACTGGAATAAAAAAGCTGACGAAAAGGATAAGGCGTTTGAAAAAGAAATATCTGAATTAAAGGCTAAACTTGATTCTGGCACTTATGTTACTAATATGCAATACGAACGTGAGTTCAAAATGATATATGAAATTTGGAAAATGTTTACGAAACTCTATCAATCTTTTTCTGATTTATTCAACGAAATCCCTAGCACTCCATATATTTTTAAACCTGAGAAATTCGAAGGTAATATATACAAAATACGAGATTGCTTAATGTCTTACAATAAAATTACTACCTTAACAAAAGAAAGTATAATGAATATGAAACCATTTATCAATTTTAATATCTACATAGAAATATATGATTTAATTGATAAGCATGATTCATTTAGTGAAGCTCTTGTAATGGAATTGTACATGTTTAAGGATGATTTAGCAGAGTATTCTAAAAAATCAGAAATTGATTATAACGAGATAAAAAGGTGTATAGAGCAATCAAGAGATAAACTTTCTAATGCCATATATGATTATCTCAATTCTTTAAAAGTGAAATAA